CATGCTGAAAGCACCGCCCATGTTGTCGAAGTGCATCGCACCCGCTTCAAACTGTTTATTGAGTTCGTTTAGCGCCCCGCTGCTCTCATCAAGACCAGAACTCATCAAGCCCCAAAGACGAGCAGTCTCTTCATCAAGGTGGGGGTTGATAGAGGATATGTTACCGGTTAAATGTGCAATCCTCGCAGTAGCGTCCGCATACCTTTGTGCCGCTGCTGTGGCACTGTCGTACCGCGCCACCCCCTCACTAAGAGCCCCATTGAATATTCTCTGTGCCTGATCTGCCTTCTCAAAAGCATCGGGCAGCCCCAACACAGACTCTGCGGCACTGGAAAAATCCTCCTTAAACTTATCCTCCATCTTACCTAATCTGTTAACTATTTTATTGAAAGCCCCATCTGTTACGCCTGCCAAATCTGTAAAAATAGCCATCAATTTAGCAACACCGCCTATCAAAATGGCGATGCCCAAAGCAAAACCTTCAAGGGACGCTATTGCCGCTCCGAAAGCAGCGTTAGCAACCAGGAGAGGATAAGAAAGGGTGTGGATGGTGTCCGCAAGACTCTTGAGCAGCGGAACAACGCCTCCAAGAACATCCTTAGTCCCCTCCAAAGCAGAATTCATATTCTTTTGATCACCAAAAGCCTCGGCAAGAATATCTACATAGCCCGAAAGGAATACGTTGACCTCACCACCCACAACTTCCGCCATTCTGGCAAAAGAAGCTTTGAGCTTTTTGACGCGAGCATCAAAAGAATTGAGAATCTCATTAGTAAGAGTGTCTGAAACCCCCTCCATCAACTCTAACTGATACCGGTATCTCGCAAGTTCTGCCGAGCCCTGTTGAAGCAGGGAGATCATACCCGGACCTGCCCGTTGACCGAATACCTGCAACGCCTCTCCCGTGGTCATCCCAGAAGCTTGCAAATCCCCTAGGATGCTGACCAAAGGCATCATGTTGCCAGTGGAGTCTTTGACCTCAATCCCCAACTCTTTGATGATCTTCGCAGACTTCTTCGACGGGTTGAGAAGTCGTGTGATAGCGTTTCTCAACGCTGTACCCGCCATCTCCCCCTGGATTCCGGCATTGCCCAAAAGGCCGATGGCAGCAGCAACTTCTTGAATATCAATACCCGCACTATTGGCAACGGGAGCGACGTACTTCATCGCATCGCCCATCTGCCGGATATTGGTATTGGAAGTCGTGATCGTAGCAGCCATCAAATCGACGACCTTCCCAACTTCTGCTGCGGGAATAAGCCATTGAGTCATGATGTTCGAAGCAATGTCTGCCGCAGCCCCGAAGTCCATCATGCCGATGGTGGCAAGCTTGGTGACACTGGGCATCGCTTGGAGAATCTCCGTCGCGGAGAATCCGGCCATACCCAAGAACCCCATACCCTCGGCAAGCTTCGTAGCAGACTGACTAAAGGTTACTGCAAGGTCGAGAGACTGCTTCTTGAGTTTCGCCAACTCGCCAGTAGTTGCATTACTGACAGCACCGACTCTTTTAAGCTCGACCTCTAGCTCCCTCGCGACATCAGATGCAGCCTTCGTCGCCCGGAAGGCAATAGAAACTGCTCTGTGCATAACGTAGAAAGCAGACATGGCCCCTATCGCAGCCCCTGCGAGGGCTCCCAAGCCTATCTTAAATCTCTTAGTAGCCACAGAAGCCGCTTTGAGAGCATTTTTGATTTGCTCGACCTTTTTCCTGTTCTGGAACATCGCACGGGAGTTCTTATTAAGGCTCGCAGATAGAGCATCTCCCTTTTTGGCAGAAGAACTACGGGCTCGTCCAAGTTTCTTCTCTATCTGGATTAGTCTCTTCTCTTCCTTCCCCAAAGCCTTTACCGAGGCTTTCAACTCCTTGTTGGCCCTCTTCCCAGCTTTTATATTGAAAAGAACCAAGCCCTTTTGGACATCAGCATACTTTTTAGCTGCTCGCTGCCCCCTCTGTTGCGCTGCTGTGATGCGTTTTTGAGCCTCCACCCTATCTTTAGAGGCTTCTTTCTCCACGGCAGATAAAGCCTTGAGCCTCGCTTTCTCATCATTTATCAAAGTTCTTCGACGAGCGGAAATCTCCTGATACTGCCTTGCAGCTTTACCTTCTGCCGCTGTGAGGTCTTTGATGATTTTCTCTTGGTTCTTAGCTGCAACACCAGTCTTCTTGAGAGACTGCTGAGCCATGGTCATGCCGCGAACAAATCGGGAGGTGTTGGCTACGAGATCTAGCCGAACTGATCCAAGATTGAGTGCCATGGCTATCTCCTCCCGCGCTTGCCTTTGCTACCTTGCTTGGCCTTCTTAACTGCCTTTCGCTCCTCGTCAGACTTGTACTTAAACCAAGCACCCCAACCGAAAAACTCTTCGACGGGCATCTTGTCCTCAAGCTCTGAAACCATAATCCCGATTGTCTCGGCAATGTGGTACTTGAGTTGCATTTCCCCGTCGTTAGTTAGTTTTTTGCCGTGTCTTCCGTGTCGACGTTAATCAACGCCTCCGCTACAGCGCCCAAAACGTCTACATAGCTTCCCGTAGGAGCTTCCAGCATAACAGGAATGTCCGTTGTGGAGAAAACCTTATCCCCGCTAGTAGGATCGTGGGTAAGGTGGACGACCGCTAGAATGCGGAAGAGACCAAAGTCGAAAGAAATCTCCCCCTGAGCGTCTGTCTTACGACTAGACTCTAGGATTTGAGACCTTGCACCAACCGTAGGGGATCGAACCTCAAACTCCAAACCCTGTAATTCCACCGTCTCTGTACGGTGCTCGACCTTCGCTCCGACTGTAATCGAACGCAAAGATCCCACGCCATTCTTTCCTGCCATACTGTTGCCTCGCTAGGGTAATGTGTCGAACCCAAAATAAGCGAGGTCGTTTTGGGATGCTAGGCTCCAAGACACCTCTGTTTCGATCCGACTGTCTACTGAAGCGGAGTCCGTCTCCGCAGTGAGAAGTGCAAAGGATCTAAACCTCTTCACCCCTCCCATATTGATATCAATAACAACGGGACGCCCAGGACCGCTCGAGGAATCATTGAGAATCTCAAGGAACGTCTCCCCACCATAGGTGGCGAGCAGGTTGAGATTATTCATGCTGCCTTCGGCATCCAATAGACCCATGAACCTCTTCCTGTACGCATCGGTGAGAGAGAACGTCGTCATGTCCAACTGCTCTCGACTCAACGTAAAAGAGAAGTCGCTGGCGTCCGCCACAGCCAACCGAGGCAAATACGCCCCATCGACTGTCACCGCCCCGCCGGGAGCTATAGCAAAGGTAATCCGACCGAACAAATAGTCGATCGTATACCCCGCAGGAGCCACCGGAACACCCCCATCCTCTACGACGAAGGTGGTGAAAGGGTCGAAAATTTCCTTGGCACCATCTGTGATCTGGAAGACCGTCGTTGTTTCCAACGTACAAGCTTCGCCAGTCATCGGTGTCGAGGTGCCCGTGATGTTGATCTCGCAATTATACCCAGCAATAGGCATCTCGATCCTCCGTGATGATTAGAATCCAGAAATAGCCGCCGGTGCATTCGTGAAATTGGCTTCGATGGAAATCTCCACCTTGCCGTCCACAGAAGCTGAAATTTCGAACGATGCAACAACACACTCAACATGGTGTCCTGCTGCGCCATCCCAAACAAAAGCAATCCAGCACGTAGCGTTGGATGCACCGTTGAAAGCCGTCTCGATCTCCTGTCAACCCAAATCCGCAGATTCGTAGTCACCAGAAAGTGAGATGGTACCGTCTTTGAGGCCCATGAAACGCTCTCTCGACCCCGTAGTAGAACAGAAATCAGTCATGTCCAACTGCTCTCTGGTGGGTCCAAAAGAAACGTCGTTGATACCGTCGATACACAGATTAGGCGGTCCCACATAATCCGCAGGAGCAGTCGGTGCTGCCGTCCCGAAAGTGCTCGACTTCGCGTATACTTCTAATTCATGTCCTGCCAATGCCATGCTTATCTCCTGTTAGTACGTCTCTTTGATTCCCAACTCCAAACGAAAATTCCATTCATGGTTTTCTCGCTTGTCTTGCCCGATGTATCTAGGTTCACTCCGTAAAGCCTTACACCAGACATAGTCCGGTAACCGAGCTAGATGCAAAGCCCGATAGGCACTTTTCGCAAAAGCCCTGCCGATTTCGAATTCATAGAATTCGCTCCTGGCATACACCTCCACAAAAATTCTCTGAAAGGATACACGATTCGTAATGCCTCGCATATAGGGCGAGGGTAAAAATCCGTCAGAAGCAAACACAAAAAGAGACTTCACCGGGATTCCTTCCGTCGGTTCCCGAACAAAAGATGTGTACAAGTCGGAGCCCATGGTAGCGACACCCGCACTTTGCAACTCTGTTGCGACTGCAACTGCGGGTTCGTCAGCCACCTTTCAGCCCCATCCTAAAGCCTTTTAGATTAGCCACCTTTCAGCCCCATCCTAAAGCCTTTTAGATTATTGCGGACAACACGCTCTCTAAGATTAGGAGCCAACTCGTCTACCGCAGATCTGAGATAATACCTCTCACCTTTAAAACCAGCATACGTCTCGTGTACGATCCCCGCGTATGGAGCTTCAAACCCGAAGACCACATCGAGACGTCCCGACCGCTTCGTTGGTCGATTGATGAAAACAGATTTGGATAAAAAACCTGTGTCGACGGGGACCCGAGTCCTCGACAACTCTAAAATCTCTCCTGCCGTATCCACCATGGCTCTTTCCGTCTCGTGATCCGCTATTCTACGCAATTTGCGTAGCCGAGCCTGTAAATAGGTATCCCCAGACCATGTCCACCGTGTTTCTCGACTCATTACAACCTCACCACGTAGTGGACGAGGTCTCC